TAGGGTGAGTTGGGTCTACTCACCCTTTTTCTTTGTGATGCGAACTGACCCTCGCTTATCTCGCTTGACTGATAAGACATCATTATAGATCTCTGCTTCATCAGGCTTGATCTCTTCTTTGAGCAGCTTCTTTGCACTCTCAAACTTTTTAGCTGTTTCTTCAAACATCATGTAAGCATTCGTAGCTTCAGTGAAACTGTTGCTCTTTGATACATCTCGCTTTGTTTTGCCATCTATCTTTATGGCATCTTTGATTGCTTGACTTGTTCTGAGATATACATCTTCGGGTTCTTGTTTGTGTACAACATAATCCCAAAAGGCTTTGATCTTATCAAGCATATCATCTTGATATTGTTTGCTACTATCAATGATTACTGCATCATACTTATTACCAAGTATGACGGACAATAAACATTGCTTTGCTTTTGATATGTAAAGATAGAATTGTATCTGTGGCATATAGAAGTTAATCATATTCTCCATAGTATTCATGCCATGAGTATGTTTGCATTCGATAATCATATGTTTGTCTTTGTCATAGCCATCAACTGTACCTTGAAATGGTATGCTACCATACGACATTTCAAATTTTTTCTGTGCTGACCATTCATAATCAAATGCTCTTTGTGACCAGAGCAAATTAAAGTTCTCTGTTTCAACACCAAGTAAGACATGAAACTCGTGTGATAAATCTACACGACCAATCTTACCTGTCTTGATTTTGTAAAGTTCATTCCATTTACCTGTCATGATTGATACCATATCAGATCCTCTGATATAGTTTTCTTCATGAGCAGATAGTCTTAGTTCTACTGCCATTATTGCCTCCATTGTTGCTATCAGCATACACTAATTATTTAATTATATCAAGTATTTAGATATAATCTTTATGGGTAGATGACATTCCTGCAGGTTGCAAGATGTCATTTTTATCAGGTACAAATAATATTGACTGATAAAATTCATAGTAACTTTTTATCTGTACTTTTCCGTATCTATCACGATCAGATACTTCTACTGGTACATCTTCAAAATATTCATCTTCCATCTGAACTCTCCTTAATTGCTTTGGCTAAATCAAAAACATAATTATCTATAGTATTACATTCTATTTTATGTTTTTCTAATTCGGTTTGAAATTCGTCTACAGTCATTCTTGAAACTATACCTAATGCACAATTTAATTTCCATTTATCTTCATCATACATATCAAACTCCTTTTGCTGATAATAATTGTTGTGATACTGACTCAACCAATGACTTACGATAGTAAAGCATTGGTTGAACAAACTCATAGATCTCTGCCAGTGATGGGAAGAACTTACTCTTCAAACATATCTGGTCACAAGCATACTTGAGTATGTCCGCAGGTATGTGTGACAGCTTACCTGCATAGACACGAGCTTTGAGTGCCATATCTTTTTCTGTGAGTGATGACTGCTTTGTGGTGCATACCATAACCTCTACGATCCATTTCTCAATATCTTTTGGATCTGCTACTGTCATACAGTATCGCATTAGTTGTGTCACTGACTCTTCACGAGCAACAAGTGCATCAGCTACATCAGATATGCAAGGCATATCCCATCTGAAAAATATATACTGATTATTGACTCGTTCATTTATCTGACAATTCAGTAATGACTCGATAGTAGAACGAATTGTCTTTGTGTGATTGTTTGGTTTCTCTGAGTACTTTTGTATTATTTCTTTTGCGACTAAGTTGTTTGTCACACCATTTGCAATACTCTTGATCCCAGTTGGATCTTCGATATTGGTTCGTAATGTAGAAATGTTTGAAATATTTGATTTCTCTGTCATGGTTTACCTCCTTGTATTTATCCATGATTGTTTGGCTTGGTTGCCATTGGTTAGTAAGTAGCTTCATTGTAATCACTCCAGTATTCGTTCCAGAGTTCAACTGCAATGTCATTACATAGGTCTTTCTCTGATTGGAACTTTGGTTTCATTTGATAGTTGATGAATCGCTTTACTTGTGACACATCTTCTGACTCTGACACTAGTCGTTCCAATCCTTCGATTGATACTACTTTATCGTAGTAATCTTGGATTTGTTTTTTTACATTACCCATTTTTTTTATCCTCCATTTCTTTTAGTTCAAGTTCACCATATCGCATAGGTAAAACGATACTGATGTTACACTTATTGCAACAACGACCTTCGCCTACTGGCTGAGCATTGTTGCCTTCTGTCCAATAAATAGTACCATCAGGTTTACGATCAGGTTCTATTTCTTGATGACATATTACACATATCATTTGAATAACTCCTCAAATATATTATCAGGGATTACAGCAACCCATCTTGGGTTACCAGTTTTTCTTTTATACAGAGCAATATCTCTGTTCACTAAAGTTTTAAATACACTAGGGAACTTATCTACTGCTCTGTATTTTATTTCTACTACATACTCTTTGCCATTAATCATAAGTTTAATGTCACCAGTATGCTCCCCTCCCAAACTTCCTGAGAGGGGAACTCTTTTACAAGATAACTTCCATGAGTTAAATAATTTTACAAACCAGTTCTCATGATAGTTACCTTTGATTTTACTTTTCGAGGGCATTGATACACTTCTCTTTTATCTTCATTAGATTTTTATAAGTACCACCTAATTTATCTTCTTCTTCATTATAAAATTTTTCTTGAATAAATTGCATAGTAACTTTGATAGCTATTAATTCTTCTTTAGTAAATAAATTTTCATCAGGATTCACTAAGGCTTTTACTTCAGCCATACTTAAAAACTTTTGCATTAGAACTCTCCATCATTAAGTTGCACAGTTAAATATACCTGCAATGCTTCGCACCAACAAAGCAAGTTGAATAGTCTTGGCTCTTTGTTTTTACGTTCCCATTCACCAAGAGTTTTGGTATCAGTGCCAATATTCATAGCTAGTTGTTCGATAGTTAGTCCAACATCTTTTCTTTGTTGGACTAACACATCTATTATTTTATTGTACTGATACTTTTGTTCAGGGGTCACGACCTGAAGTTCATATGTTTGATGCCACTATCATATAGTATATCTTCAATCATATCTGATGCTTGAAGATCAGGGTGGTTTTGTTCCCACATACTTGTTGTCTTAGCAGTCATCTTATTAATCCATACCTCAGGGTGTAGATCACCATATGGTTTAGTACAGAGTGTTATGTGTTTGTATATATCTTTGTACTCAGATGGGTGAGATGCTCGTGCAATATTTTCGCACATCTTTAGTTCATTTGTCGTGTATGTTATCAACTTAGCCTCCATTAGTTGAATATTGAGTTTGGTCTTTGCATATAGCTTAGCATTTTACTATTGCGTTCGACAACTGTTTTGTTCGTACTACTGACATTTTGTGGGTGAGATATCCAATGTGTAACTGCATTGTATAAACCCCATTTGTTTTTACCAATAGATTGTTTGTAATCCCACCAGTGATTTAATAAGTTTTGATACTGTGTTTCGTTGCGATACTTACCATCAACTGTTGGCTTAGGTGTGTAAGTTAAAGTACAAAATAAACTATCAGCATCTTCATCATTTACTGATGTATTGTACCAATCACGATATCGTTGCTCATTGTTCTTGAATAATGTTACTGATTCTTTGATGTGATCAAACTGATAGTTAAAGATGCCATTATGTTTTTGTCTGTAGTAAGCAATCTTATCTGCTGTAGTACAACCATTCAGACACCATAGTCTTAGACCATTTGCTTCAATCATGACTGACCACATACCATTGTAAGAGTTGCGAAGTACAATCTGAAATGCAATGTAATCTTGTTGTGCAGGATCTTTAAATGATATGTTTTTGGATATCAACCGTGCTTCCATCATTGAGCCTGACTCTAAAAGCTGCACTTGAAATATGTAGTCGTTGTCAAGTTCCATCATCATTTCACGAACTGGATCAATGATACGATCATGTGTGACAGGTCTGTATTGTAATGAATGACTGCCCATGTATTCATTAGTATCAGTTCTGATAATCATTTGTTTATCAGGGCAGTCTATATCATGTATGATACCTTCATCATTGAAGATACCTTGCATTGGTATTGATTTGATAGGAAACCAATACTTTGCAGGTTGGTCTACCATTGTTGCTAATTTAGTTATATGGTTCATGTTTACCTCCGTGTTAAACCATTGGGTTAAATGCTACTAGACAATAGATCATAGTAACAAACGAAATGATACAGAATATTATCCATATCAAATAGATTAAAAAGAAATTATCCATTAACTTATCCTTCATATTAGTTGATGTTGTGTCACTTATTATGTGTCATAGATTCGTATATCTACGGAACGTAAGTTGCAAAGATTCCAGATGCCACCACAGCACAGTCTAGTGACTGTGTGTGATTAGCATTTTTAGTGTTGTACCATGTTGGGTTGTAGTATTTAGGGGATATGTTTAGGTAGGTACAAGCACAAAGGTATCGTGGTTGACATAAAAAAAGGACAGATTTCTCTGCCCTTTTGTTAAGTTAGTTAGCTTCTTGGATTGGCTTAAGATCTTTGCCTAGGATATCGTCAACATCATTAAGTATCTGCGACTTATCTTTAGTAGAAGATTTCTTCCAAGGCTTCCAAACATCGCCAGTTACTTCTTTGTGAACTGCCATATCTGCATTGAATCTTTCCTCTAATTCATTAAGTTCAAGTTGCATTCGTTTGTAGATATCAACTTTCTTTGCCAACTGAACGGATACAGCTTCAGCTTGCTCAGTAGGTCTTAGTGAAGCGATCTCAGCTTTAACTTCTAGCATCTGTTGACATTTGTACTGGATAGAATTGTTTGCAACGAAACAAGCATCTCTTGCTATGGATTCTCTTGTATAAGCATTTGATTCGCCTGTGTGGTGCATGACAACTGCTAATTTTAAGTTGTAAAGTTCCTTGTTTACTTTGATAGTTTTCTTCATGATTTTCTCCGTTTTTACAAGATCAGGGAAGTCTGATCCATGTCGTAGCGAAAACATTGCAATTCTGAATACAACAAGAATCTAGGTGGTAGGGGTGGTCCAAGCCACTTGGCTTGGCGAACCACACCACCACGCTTATTCTTGTTGTAGGGTTCACCCCTGATGTGCGTAACCGAAATGCGTGGCACTCCTTAGTGCCACACAATTCGCACATCAGTTCTAAGAATTGCTATGTTATCGTGGCGACATTCTTGGGATCAGAGTTCAATGATCGCAGTAGAAACGGATTAGAAAATCACGAAGAAAAGTGTCAAATCTCTTGTAAACAAGAGGACTTTACAACTTGAAATTCGCTGTTGTTTTTTTAGTATGCACCACACATTTTAGTAGGCGAATCTAATGCTTATCCTTAAACAAGAGAATCCATGCTTACAGCAAGAGATGGTATGCTTTCGTCAAACAATTATAGACTGTACGAATGTCTTTACAGATTCTTGATGTAAAAGGTGATATCGGTTTACTTAGTCCTACTTGCACGGTGAAGTTGTAGCCTTTCTGTTGCCTTAGCAAAGAAAGTCTACAAACGACCATGCAACTTAGGACTTATGAGTTAGATGAAAGTGCAGATATCTGTTCACGAAGAAGTATCTGCTATGTTTGGTAAAGCCTTATCTTCTACTGAAGATAAGTCTACCAAGCAGATACTTGTTGACGTTATCCGTCTTTGCAAAGATCTCAATCCAAGATGATAACGTACCATAACAAAAGACTAGGCAGAGAAATCTGCCAACCTTTTGTTAGGTCAAGCACAAAGAAACAAATAGTCAATTCGCTCTTGCGAATTGTCCATACTTGTCCTTTGTGCTTTTTTAAGACGTTTCTTTACTTAGCTAAGTCATTGTTATTACAAGAGAATAAAAAGCCCTTGACAGGGCTTTCGCCTTACCCCATAAAAAGGGGGTAAGGGGGATTCTCTTGTTAACAAAGACGAAGCTAACAAAGAAACAGACTGCTCTAGTTGATACGATTGTAGCATTTGGTTGTAGTATCACAGAGGCAAGTCGTAAAGCTGGATATGCAGAAGGTGATTCAGGAAGAGTGACAGCCAGTAAGGCTTTACGGTTGCCTCATGTTCAAGAGTATATGCAACAGAAGATAAGAGAAAGCATTGGTATAAATGCTACGATAGCCTCAGCTAAGGTACTCGACCTAGCACAAGGCGCTAAGTCAGAGTACGTTCAGCTAGAGGCTTCAAAGGATATACTTGATAGGGCAGGCTATAAACCTACAGAAAAATCTATGACACTTGTCCAAGGTAATATCAATGTGTCTATAGACTTGACTTGACATGGGGGGTCAAAAATGTTTGTTTCTACATATGACATGGTCTTACACAGACATTAATGTTCAAAAAGGTTCGATATGGCTAAGACACCTGCATGGCAAAGAAAAGAAGGCAAGAATCCTAAAGGTGGATTAAATGCTAAGGGTCGTGCCAGTTATAAAGGTGGTACACTGAAGCCACCAGTTAAGAGTGGTGACAATCCCAGACGAGCTTCTTTTTTAGCTAGAATGGGTAACATGAAAGGACCTGAGAGAGATGCTAAAGGCAAACCTACTAGATTATTATTATCGCTTCGTGCATGGGGTGCTTCGAGTAAAGCAGATGCTCGTGCAAAGGCTAGAGCGATTACTAAACGAAATAAGGCAAAAAAGAAATAAGTATGAGTTTATTAAGATTCAATCAGCAAAGGAGAAAACAATGCCCTATCATACAATGAAGAAATCCCCTATGAAGAAAAAAGCTAATGGTGGTGGTCTTACCAAGAAGCAAAAGACTTTACCAAAACAGCTACAGCAAAAAATTATGAAAGCTAAAAAGAAAAAGTAATGGCTAAGAGTAGAGTCAACGAGGCAGGCAACTATACCAAGCCTACTATGAGGAAAGCATTGTTTAATAGAATTAAAGCAGGAACTAAAGGTGGAAAGGCAGGACAGTGGTCTGCTCGTAAGGCACAGATGTTAGCCAAACAATACAAAGCAAAAGGTGGAGGCTATAGATGAAGAAGGCACTTACTACTAGACAGAAAGAAGCTCTTAAGAAACATAGCAAACATCATACTGCCAAGCATATGGCAAGTATGCGAAAGGACATGATGGCAGGTATGTCGTTTACAGCTAGTCATAAGAAAGCACAGAAAAAAGTTGGTAGGTAATGGCAGATCCCAAGGTAGGAACTGGTAAGAAACCAAAGGGTACTGGTCGCAGACTTTATACAGACGAGAACCCAAAAGATACTGTGTCCATAAAATTTGCTACTCCTTCTGATGCTCGTGCTACTGTTAGAAAGGTGATGAAGATACGAAAGCCTTTTGCTAGAAAGATACAGATCCTTACTGTTGGAGAACAACGAGCAAAGGTTATGAAGAAAAGAGCAGTTGTAAATATTTTTAAAAGAGGTAAAAATAAAATACGAAAGGCTCA